TCTAACCGAATCTCAATACCATAGATAGTAATGGTCGAATCTGGATTGGTTGACGGCTGCACTTCAACGCCATATTCAATATGAAACGTGTTTATTCCATCGTGACAACCATCTACGTCAGTCAAACCCCACCGCGCTGAAGCACTCTCCTGAGACTCGCAGTACGCGCCATTTAAGAATTGAATATCATATTTCATTTTCGCGCATTCCTTTTATTTAGTTTTACGAAGCACCGTACGCAAAGCCTGATATCTTTCGATTCAATCCCAGGCACATGAGGTTTATATATATCTCGACTGTAGCTCCTCACGCTACTGGATTCTTCTCGGCACTCTTCGCAACAGTGCTTACTCATTTTTTACATCCTGTTATCACATGCGAGAGATAACACATAAGGCAAATACAAAGGATGACTACGAGTATTTTCATTTCAGTGCAGCCCACGCGCTCGCTACCATCGCGCCTAAAGCCGCCACCATTGCACCCCATACTCGATTGTTTAATCTCTCGCTTGCAATACATGGCGGTACATGATGGATTGTTTTATCGTCCATATGATACTCAACAAGAGTTTTGATCCTTTCCGCGTGTACTTCCATTCGCTGTACTGATTCCCTGATGTCTTGGACTTCGCTCATTTGTAGTCCTTTATTCTTTGATACACAGCCTCTACCCTATCGGCGCATCCCTTTTCTCTCGCGGCTGTGGTTATTTTTGCACCAATAAATTTAACGTCATCAACACTGTCAAGGACGACAGATAGAGCCTTCTCTGAATGGCATAATTCATATTCGTATGTGTCTCTATCTGATTTTGTTATGGCAAGGGCTTTCTCTGTTTCTTTTCTCTTTTTGCGTTCCCTAAAAAATCCACCAACCGCCCCCGCAAGACCGCCAAGAGACGTGAGGATAAGCGCGGCACTCGCCGCGATAGGATTACCAGTAGCCGCCGCACCGATGGCCGCAACCTTACCCGCTCCCTTTAATGCAGATTCCGCTTTACCCGCTCCTGATTCGACCGCCTCGATTGTCTCGACTGTAAAAACGATCCCGGCATCATCAAGACTTTCCGCGAATGCTTCCAGTTTCTCACCTTCAACAATCGCCGTTACCGTGTCTGTACCTTCGCCGAATCTAACAACCGCCTTATGAGGCGTAGCCGTACAACCAGCCAACAACACAACGCACAATGTAAGACCTACAATTCTCTTTTTCATAATTTCCCCTTTGATAGTCTCTTCGCTAAACTTTTAATTTTCTTTTTCATTTCTGCCTTATACACACCAAAAACATTTGCTTGATTGTTCTCCAACGCTGGACGTAAAAAAGGCTTTGCTGAAAAGTTCTTTGTCCCGTATTCGATCAAATAAACGTACTTATGTGGGACGACTCTTTGACCGTTAAAAGTCCCCCTCAATTTCGTATTGATATGGACAGACGCTTTTACCTCATCTTTATTTTTGAACGTCTTCGCCTTTAGAATAACTGCTTCTTCAAGTAATCCAGTTCTTTTCGTTGTCTGACTGCGCAACTTCGCCTTTGCAGACGCTTGCACAAGTTGCATCCCTTTTCTTGCGGAACTGGAAGAAGCCGACAAGACTTTTTTCGGAAACTTCTTAAATACTTTCCGCTCAATCTTGTTGAACTGTTTTAGCAAATCTTCTGCCATGACTACGGCCTCTCGATACATGCGCAAATCGTTGTCCGTTCGCGTTCGTCAATATCAATCACGGATTGGATCTCGAAGATTGCCAATATCCATACATCAACATCGTCAAGATGTGTCGCCGCTGTCGTTCCATCCGCGCCACGCTCAACCGTGTAATCTAACCCGCTAACAGAAGACACAATCATAATTTCTGAGCCTACGAGTATTCGGAATTCTGTTGACTCTGATTGATTCAAACTTTCCGATACCGTCAATGCCGTGCCGTCTGTCGTAGATATTGCTCCGTCGAGTGTTGTATTCGCTTTCATAATCAAGAGCCGTTGCTCTGCATTCAAGTTTTTATATCGTAGCGTGACTTCGCTAGAAACTTCAGGCTGTATCTGTTCAGCATCTTCTAATTCTTTGCCTGTCAGATACCGGACTCCACCCCATACGGTCGCATCAATCGCCCATGTTGTCACGTCTGTAGGATCTCCATAGGAATCAAGACCCTGTGTTCCGTTTTCAATGCGAATGCGATTTCTTAGCCGTCCTGCTCTCATGCGAACTCCGGTATAGCGTTATGCCGCAACATATCGTAAATGTAATTTGGAAATCTGCTCACAATCGTTCCCACTACAACATCTTCGCGATTCTCATACAACGTGCCCACAATTAGTAGGATTGCCGCTATCGTCTCTTGTGGTACGTCTGTGGATGCATCCCCATATCCGGCGATAAATTGGACGTTTACGGCGTTCATCCTGTCCGTTTCGGTCGTCGGCCATGATCCACTAGGCTCTGGGAGGATTCTAGCCAACACGGATCCCGTATCAGTCTGATAGTTTGCGTCATCCCACGTCTGCAACGTTCCCGCCGTATCGTAATATTTGATATACGATATCGACTGTGTTGGCGGTAACGGAATTAGAATAGGTCTGTACGCGCTCACGGGGAATCTATCACAATACAAATCCCATGTTTGCGTAATCAATGCACGGTTTTGCTCTGCTTCCGCTCTCATTCGTGCCGCAACAATTAACGCCGTGATATATGTATCGTCGTCTGATATATCAACTCGTAAATGAGACTTCGCTTCTGCAAGGCTCACAGGCTCAACAGCGGGAGCCGACTCGATTACTGTAGCCATATCTCCCCCTACTTCTTCACAAGTTCAATATCAAATTCGCCCCACACGTCGGACGATGCAGACATTGCAGCGGAAGGCAAAGTATACACTCCACCTTGAACGGCGATATCTTCTTCGACGGTTGAAATGTCCGCGTTGCGTCCGAATTTCAGCATAGCGTTAAATGCTCGACCTAGATTCATAGTCATCGTTTTTGTTTCCTTTTCTTATTCCTGCCTATTGAATGCGTTACTTTCTCAATAAGGTTTTCCGGCACATCTACAACAGGCTCGATTAAATTGCGGTGAATCCATAATTCAGCTACGCCGCGCCCGAGTCCGTGCAAGACAAATCCGACTTTATATCCTGAAAATTCAGTCTTTACGCGGTAATCAATTTCCATCCTATTGCTCTCCCTATGTATGGTTCGATTCTTTCCAATCGTTATACGGTTCGATCTTATGAGTCATATCTGCATCAAACGAAGATACGAGAGTTTCAAGATGACCGATACGCGCATTAGTCGAGACATACGCAGTATTGCCTACCGCTTCCCATTTTTTCCAGAAGTAAATGTCTGCATCTACTCGATCATCACCACGCCACCCACCGGACGAATCAGGCACACTCATAAACCAAGGCTTGTCCATTTTCTTCAACGCGTCAACACGGATCAAAGTCAATCCGAAATGTGCAGTGTTTACTCGCAACGGTTCGCCTGTTACGTTTATGCCGCTCATGTTTACGCCGTCATCATCCTTGACCGTCAATAGTGGTGTATCTTGTGCGCGTTTGCTTTGCATTGCTGACAGTGCGTCGATATGCGGATTGTTCCCAAACTCTCCTAGCATTATGTCAAGCTGCTCGGAAGTGAAAACCGTGTCATAGTCAAATGATAGAATCCAATCAACGCCGTTTTCAACGCAATCCTCAAAGACGTTCTGTATTCCATGCTCCCAGTATGCTCCGGTATATCGTGTCATCTTAATCCGGAACGGACTTAGAGCGTCATAGATACACCCCCATGAATCAGTAAAGGCCAGACGCGGAAGACTCATTACGCCTTGAATTTTTACGTCAATAAAATCCTGAGCTTTTTCTTCTTGCGGTTTATAACATTCCATGCGTAGGCTAATATCTTTGCAAGCCGTATCACCCACACCATCTTCATCCCATTCTGTCACGCCTATAAATCCGGCTTGCTCCATGTTTGATCTAAGAGTTTCGTTACTAAATCCTGTTTTGTGGAAATCGTTTTCGTCAACCTGCCCACCATACATATAATAAAATTTTAGCGGGCTAGAGCTTAGTAAAATCTTTCCGATATCTGGAACCGCTACGCGCAAACGGCTACCAGGCTTAAGAACTCGGTACCATTCAGACAAAGCTTTTGACACGTCCGCAAATCCAAAATGCTCAAGTATGTGCGAGGCTCTGGCCTCATCGACGCTGTTATCCTGATACTCTGTCAAAGATAAAACGTCACCGCCTGTTTTCGCGTCAATGTTTATCCATCCATCAATTACTGTATTCCCACCGCCTAAATTCAGTTTAATATTAGCTCCCATTCTCTCTCTCCCTTATCCTATCTCCATAGAATGCAAAAATATAGAATCAGCCCCGCCTTCGCCATTCTATCGCCTACCCGTTCCGGCATTGTATAGGCTTACCACCGCGCGGATTTAGACAATAGTTACAACATCGTCACCCATTTCGGTCGTTGTGTTTGGATCTTCATGGTTCATAGTTTTTGACGCAACAGCACCGACAGAAATATTATCATTCGTTGCAGTTCCTGTAGAGATAGACAAACGCAAATATCTCTTCTTACCACGCATATCAATCTCGTAACGTACCTCTTTCGCAGCAACGAGAGTCACCGCCGCTTTGTCTGCTACGATAGTGGCGAAGTTTGTTACAACAGTATCGTCGGAGCCGAGCAAAGAAATAGTCGGGCCAACGCCGTTTGTGTTAAGCTCTTTGCTCAACAAAATACGGATAGTCACATAGCTACTGCCAGATGTATCGAGATTCGCCGTTACTGTAGCCGAACTTGTCATAACCTGATTATCAATGACAACTTCGTCAATCGCTCTCTGAGATTCAATCATTTGATTTCCCTTTCGTTTTGGTTAAGTGCGCCGGGGGAATGGATACATACCCATAGTCCCCCGGCTTTAGGGGTTATTATGCAGAGGTCAAAAGACCAGTCATCGAGCCGGATGTAGTAGTATTGCCTACGCGCCCGATGTTAATATCAACACGCGATGTCCCACGAATCGCAAGCTGGTCAGTCTCAAACATGCTAATATTATTCACAACAGTGTTGTTAGAAAATGCAATAGTATTGCTCCGACGATCACCAAATATCGCAACCTGTCGCATATCGCCGAAGAAACAAACCACTTCAGCGGTATCGGCGGAAGTCGGCAACACTTCCGACGTAACAACAGGATATCCGTTGAAATTCGGCAAAGCACCCGCTGCCCATTCTGCGGTCGTATTTCCACCAGCTGCAAACGCGAGTCTATCCATTACGCCAGCTTTGAACGGGCGCGAACAATACCACTTTGCATTCGGCAAAGCGTACGACTGGACTTTCTGCACCATTTCGGCGAAATCTGCAATTACGATCCCGGCCCAACTTGCATTAGTACCACTTGCGCCTGTGGAGATTCCAGCGGTCGCCGCTGTAACAGCAGCTTGCAATCCGGTAATCCCGCCATAGGTTGACGTTCCGTCTCCGATGAATCCGGCAAGGTCTTCGGAATACGAGAACGCATAAGCGATTTCGTTAGCCAGGTCGTCACCGATGGAGATGACCGCGTCTTCATTCAACTCACTTGACCAAACAGACATCGCCATAAGTTTCTTGGCAATAAGATTGACTTTGCCCCAAGTCTTGCTCGACTCTGCCCCGGAGTCTGCCTCGCCTTCCCAATAACCATTTAGGCCACCTTCTCGGACGTTTACGGCGAGAGTGGATGAACTCATCTGCTTCATCATGGCTTCTTGACGCATAACGCCGTATGTGTTTTTCAGGTCGATGAAAGTATTATCGAACTGAGGATTAACAAGGAATGCGCCTTCGATGTTAGTTCCTTCATTTCCAGCCGCTTGAATGTCATAGCCCCAATCAGCACAAAGCTGTTTAGACTTATTATTTCCAAGTGCAGCCAATGCACAATGACCAAACGCAAATGCGTCGCGCTTTGCATTCGGTCCTTTGAACGATCGCAGATTGCTAAACGAAAACGCTTCGGCGGCCATCTTTTCAAGCGAACTCTCGGCACTGCCAGCAACTTCGTCGGTGTTAATTACCGCGTCAATAACCTGTGTCGGAGTATGGATCTCTTTGCGAGAGTTTGCCGCCAAATCCTGAATTGCCTTCATCTTTTCGAGCTTGTCAACACTCGCCTGAATTTCCTTAATCTCAACCGTGAGAGCGTCAGCACTTACTTCCTCTTCCGCTGTAATCTCTCGGTCTTCAGAAATGGCAAGTGCCACAATAGCGTCCTGCTCATCCATTTTTGATTGACGTGCTTTATACTGTTCCTCTAGTGTTTTCATAGAATACCTTCCTATCTTCGACTTCTCGAAATCCTACCCTTGAGTTTTGCGGTACGTCCACTATTGGCCGCACCCTCAAGAATTTTTAGTGCCTGTTCAAAATTTCCAATCTTATCAATCAATCCGTTCTGTATTGCTGTTGATGCTG